AGGAAGCAGAGGACTACTTCCCACAGCCCGCCCATCGTCGTGAACCACGCCCCCGGCGTCAGCGGCGTGAACGTGCGCGCCAGATAGCTCGTATCGTGACGCACGAATACGGCCACTAGGAGGACTAGGCCTAGCCATCGCATGAACCTTTAATAGCGCGAGTGGTAATTAAAGGTCACCGATCCGCCGGCCCGCCGCCCGACGCGAGCTTCTCGCGAATCTCTGTCAGGACTTGGGCGATGGCTTGGAGCTGCTCGGCTGCGGCTTCGAGTTGCTCGTAGATTCGCTCCAGTTCTTCATGATTCATTTCGATCTCCTTTTCTCAAGTTCCTCAATGCGCCGCATAAGATCAGCTTTATCCCGCGCGGCGTCCTTGCCAGTATAACGATCCTCACTCTTGGAGTTGACATACTTCTCCATCGATTCTAGCTTGTATTCCAGCACGGTGATGCGTTCGTTGCGGGCAGCAAAAGTCCGGTTGATATCGTCAAACTTATTTATGACCCAGCTGCCTGAGCCACCCACAGCGGCAATGATACCAACCGCACCACCGATGCGTTTGAAACCGTTTCCGTTGTTTTCCATCTCATATGGACCTCACTAAAGTTGCTCCCATTATGCGCCTGTGGCTATCCAAGCGCCTGCGCGACGTTGATAAATGCAAGTCCCAGCGCCACCATCTGAACGAAAGTAGAAATCACCATTCTCCCCGTTGGCGTTATTCGGAACGCCGGTCCCCGCATATAGACCTGAAGCAGATTGAGCAACAGCTGCATCAGTACCTGGATATATTTTATTTGGTGATGTCGCAACTCCAGTAGCAGAAATGCTGAGAATGTCTAAAGAATTAGACCCATCGCTCCTTTGCGAATTGATGACAAAACTTCCATTTACAGCCGCGCTAGGCCCATAAGTAAAAAAGCGCGTCTGACCAGCTTGGTTATCTATCACCCAGCGGCTTGCTCCAAGTCCTCCAGGATTTAACGGAGAGCTTCCGCCAGTAACATATCCAGCGGAATTAAGAATGGTTGTCGGGAATGTTAATGGTGTCTGTCCGATGAGATTCAGGAATGCCCATGACTTTTGGTCCAGTGCATATAGGTCAAGCGGGTTCATAAGTTTGTCATGATGACGCTGCTTCCAGCCCTTACCGTAACGGCTCCCAATCCCGTAGTAGCAAATTGCGGCTGTAGGACACCAGGATTTATGCCATTAATAAGCACTCCAGTAATATTGGCAAGATAATCCGTTACGGAAGCAATTACAGTGGTTCCACTACAAGCCCGGTTAGAAGATGTGCTCATAGTATCAGCCCCGGCAGAAGCCGCAGGAATGGAAATGTTGTAGACGATATTCGCCGGAGCTTGCGGGAAGCTCAAATCCAATTTTACTGAGGCTGCTTGCGAGCTTTGCTGAAAGAGAATATTGAAGGAGAAATAGCATCGATCTTGAGGCGCTACTGGACAAGATAATTCTGAAACACCTACCAAGTCTGTTCCTGAATTTTGCTGATCCGACCATACATCGAGAGCAATCTGACTGAATTTGTTCATGGGACTTCCTGCCCAGCAAATAGCTAATCATTATGGTTATCATGGTGCTTGTGAAGCTTCATATGCAGCAGTTGCGCCCATACCACCAGCGGCGGCAGGGATTTCTTCTTTGCCTGAATAGAGTATTTTAGCCAAACCAGATTTGAAGGCCGCGCTTCGATTGGCCCAGAAGCCGAGCATGGCAAGAGGATTGTGCGGCAGCAAGGCCATCCCCATCGGGTCTTTATTTGCTTCCATCAAAGCTTTCCGCTCAGAAACATTCAGAGCATTCCAAATTTTGGAAGCTTCCTCATTGAGCGGCTTCACTCCAGGTATTACGCTCTCGATCTTCTCCTTCAACCCAGAGGCCAAAGCCTTCTGTGAAAGTGTCTTGGCGGCTTCACCTTCTGCTTTACCAGCCAGACTTAATTTTCCATATTGATCTTTGAGTATTTTATAGAGCCCCTGTTTCAAAGACTGAGCTTGTGCCACCGGCATATTCTCCGGCACCAGTTTATTTTTCATGAACTCGTTATAGTAATTCTCGGCGGCAGATCGCGCTTGATTAGGTGCCGGATTGGTAGCCTCTATTCTTTTTACAACTTCCTTGATTCCGGCAGCGGCCTCTCCTTTGTTGGCCGTTCCGCCAGACTTTGCGATTAGGTCGGATACGGCTGCATTCAGTTCCTCTCCAAGTTGCTTGAGTTTCAGCATCCCGGCATTCGTAGGGCTTATCCCGCGCTCCAATAGAGTTTGCGATGCAGCTTGGGCTTTGCCTGAAAGCAAATCTGTAGCTGTAGGCTTCATGGCACTTTGCATGAGCCATTTCGCGCTTCCTTCCAACGCGGGGGCGGCTGCCTTACCCCCAATCCCGCCAGCGGCCAGAGATGCTAAGTCTGGGATCATACGAGCCGCAGTTCCAGCGAGCGGGCTGCCTGTAAGGTCCGTCACCTGGCCGCCTAGCTCATACGCCCCTTTCCCTATATCTCCCATGCTCCCAAGATCGCCAGTTGCCCGTTGAAAATCAGGACCAAATGCCAGAGAACGAGGGAGACTTTGCAAAGCTCTCCTTCTTGGATCGACTGTGGCTAATTCAGGTTGCGGAGCGGAGGCTGGCACAGTCTGCTGTTGATATTGTGCTTGCACTTGGGCAAGAGCTTGTTCAGCCGTTGAGCCATCCGGCCCTTCTACATCAAAGTTTTTTCCATCTGGGGCAGTAATCCTGAATTTTGGCATTACGGAACTGGAGTAATTTTCCAGCCATCTTGTTCTGAGGTCGGACTCTGCGCAGGAGTTTGTCCCATTCCTTGCAACAGAATACCCTTCTGGGCCTGCATAGCCGTGACTCTGTTACGACCATCAGACATCATCCTATTGAGGACTCTTTCAGTTTGTCCCAGAGGCATATTTCCATTTATGACATCGCCCATTTCGTGCCGGGCCGAATCGGTGAGCTGTCCCACCAGCCTAGGATTATTCAAAATCCGCGCTCCCTCAGTCTTTACCGTCTGCATCTGGAAAAGATATTCTGCTATGTCGGGATTGTCCTTTGCGTTGGTTTGCAGCCAAGTAAGCGGTCTATTGACAAATTGGGAGCCAGTACGGCTATCGGAAATCTTCTTTGACAAGTCTATTGCAATCTTGGCATTGGTATTCAACATCTGCTCAAACGGACCTATTGCGGCCAAATCCTTGGAAAGCTGGTTGAGAGCAATCGTTGAAGCCTTATTGGAAATCTGCCTGATTCTCTGCGCTTCAGGCGTGTCGCCAGATTGTAGAGCATTTTGAGCAGCCTCATTCAAAATGCTTACCGTATTGGCCGCTCCCTGGTTTCCCCTGCCCAGATTTGAAGGTAAAGTTCCATCTATGTTGTATCGCGCTGCTGCTGCGGTCCTCGCTTCTGGAGTAATCATTCCAGTGGGGTCCATAGTCATTTTTGTTTTTCTTGCTTCTGCCCCTCTCATGCCTACCAAAGCCTTTGTTTGTTGTGCAGCGTTATATGCGCTGGTCAAGCGGGAAACTTCAGCTTCAGCTGCGGTTGCTGTTGGAAAGACTCCACTATTGATTCTTCCCTGCAATGCTTTTGCTGATGGGCCGAATTGTGGATCACTGAGAAGAAAGTCAGCCACAACCCCAGGTTTTGCAGGAGCCGGAACATTCGGTCCTTGTGCTCCGACAGCAGGAACTTCTGGAGCAGATTGCATTCCAGTCAAAGCTTGTTTTTCTTGTGCCAGCTTGTCCATTCTGTCAGCTTCTGAGATCAAAGCAGACCCGCCGACTTTCCCACGCAGACCCATCTTCATCCCGAGAGCGCGATAAACGTCCGAGGGAACGGCACTCTGATCCTTCGGGATCATCTTTTGAACATCGGCACCCATCGCTGCATCTTGTTGAGCCTGCTGAACCTCGGCAAGATGTTTTCCAACAGCAATCCCGGCCGGACCAAGTTTGATGAGTTCCGGCAATGCTGTTTGCAAATCAGGGCTCTTAGCGAGAATCGCCTTTATCTGATCGCCTTCTTGCTGAGCTTTAATAGCCGCGTGGATTTTGACAAGACTCCCCATCTGCCCCAGCTGTCCAGCTTGCTGCTGCTGTTGGAATTGCTGCGTTCCAAGATAACCAGCTAAACCTGGGACACGAGCCAAAGCATCTTCGAGGGGCATCAGGCGAGCCCCTTCATGGTTTTGTATAGATCAACTAGGGACGGTTGCGGATTCGTGAGATTCGCAATTCCTGAACCAACGGCATTCCAAATGTTCGACCCAGCGTTGATGCCTGCCAATGCAGTTCCTGGCGCGGCTGCGTTGTAGGCCGTGAGCCCGCCATATCCAGCCAAACGATTCTTTTCCTCGCCAAGTCTGCCAAAAAGCTGATTTGCAGAATAATCCTGAAGCTCCTGTAGTGCATGACCTGACCCAATGGGGTTTCCTTGGACGCTCAGGGAACGCGCTAGGGCGTCTGTACCCTGTTGGACTGGAGTTGTAACTTCCGCAGACTTCAGGAATGAATTAGGATCAGCGTAGAGGCTTGCGAGCCTATCCCTGTATGGAGCCCCCATCGCCATTTGCTGTTTTGCAAGGTCTTGAATGGCTTTTTGCTGGCTGACACTCCCGGCGACTCCTAGAGCCGTCCCAGCAGTCCCGCCAAGAACGCTCGTCCAGTCCGCCGTAGTTGCGGTTCCATCTATGATGCGAGACAGGGCACTCCCGGCTGCACCGCCTGCGCCGCCAGATGAGCCGCCGATCGGATTGCCCGGATCGCCGCCACTGCCGAGCGGGTCTTGTGTGGCAGTCAGGGCAGGAGAGATTGCGCTGGCTGCGGCCCCTGCGCCTGCTATGTCAGTCCCAGTGACCGCCGCAGGCGCAGCGGCGCCAGCCACATCACCAGATACAGCGGGAATCGCGCCGCCACCAGCGGTGGCCGATCCACCTACTCCAGCATTGGCTGCGGCCCCAGCAGCACCACCCAGAGCTAATTGTCCTACGGTTGCGGCGTCTAGGGCATGCGCTCCGCCGCCAATGAGATTGGCAGAAGTAGTCGGCTTCGCCCACTCGGCCAATGACCGACCAGCTGTGAATTGTGTCGGCGCATTTGTCAGCCATGCAGACAAATTATTGGGGTCTTCATTTCGATTGTAATTAGGATCGCTAAACTGACCGAGAACTCCCCGCCAAGCCGGGCCGTATTCAGACTGCATGAATCCCGCTGGTAGGGAAGACGCATCGGGAGCCTGGAACTGTCCCCCAGCAGTTTTCCCCTGCGTATAGTTCAGCCAATCCCCGAAACCAGCATTGGGATTCTGTGCAAAATATCCTGCTTGATCCAAAATAGGGGAGGCAGCTTCCGGCGAGCTACCCGGCATAGAAGCTTCGCTGGGAATGCTCGGCATATTCGTACCATACAGCGAAGCTGTGGGCTGTATAGTCGGCATATTGGTGCCATATGTCGGCCTAGTATTATAGAGATCGGTCAGCGTAGTCATTATTCAACCCTGGCAATAAACGCCGAGAGCCTCGTTTCCAAAGCATTCGTACTACTCAATCTCACCGCTCTCTGTCTGTATGAACCTCCGCGATTGAGCGTCTTGATATCTCGCGCAAGGTCGATGGCTCCGATATTGATGAAGCTCACATAATCGTCATCTGAGAACTCCACCGAGAGCATATTGGTAGAGCGTGCAGTATCCGCCAAGACTCCGAATTCGGCCATTCTTTTTCTTTGATGGCCGTCTTGGGGTAGCTTAAATTGAGTAAAAGCAGTGAAATTCGTACCGTTGTCCTGCCAATTATCTGAAGCAGAGAACTTATAAACCTTATGTTGATTCGGCGTTATCCCAAGGAAGAATTCTCCATTATTTACAGGAGAAAAAACTGTGCTATTCCACTCGAACCAATCTTTCCAATCGGGAAAGAAAATTAGCCATCTTTGAGTTGTTGCAGTTGGCGCGGTAAGGGCGATGGAAATTGCAGATTTTCCATGAAACCCAAAAGAATTTATTGAATATATCGAAGCGGATTGTTCTCCCAAAATTTTATCTATATATGCTGTACTCACCTTTTCAAATGATGAGCCATTATAGGTAAATACTCCTATGGAAGCCGCGCCACCAGCTCTCCTTCCGACAAAATAAAGCCTATTGTCCACAGTTGAATAATAATGAGTGCCACCAGGGATGGGCGTATCAATCAGTCCTATTCTTTGATGAAGTTGTTTTATCGGACTAAGCGGGCTGCCAGTTGCATTTCCTGCATTATAGAATGCCTCTACTGTTTCATCACCAAACGCCAAAATTTGATTATTTAGCCTAGCTAGGCCTACTGGATAATCCTCTTGAATTTGCTTGGTGATAAAACCCAATGCAGGCCAATTTGCCAAGCTATTCAAGTCAGAATTAATAAGTTTGTTGTTCCCCGTCAGAATGAATGCAAAACCATCCATACATTCTATTTTTCCACGATGCGGAACCGCTCCGGTAAAATCGGCATCAACTATCTCGGCCCAAGTAGCTATGCCGTTGGAAAAAAAAGCTCTATGAACAGATGGAGTGGTGGCTGTTCTGCATTGAAGTATGTCAGCCTCAACATTTGATATTAGTGTTCTGCAAAAAAATGCAGGTACATAAGCCTCCGCCGCGGAAGAGGAAAAAATTGTTGTTGTTGTTGAGTTATTAGAGACTTGAATATTTAATCCATCCTTGGAATATACCCAAGGAGAAGAAGTCAGAGATTGTGGTTGACCTATATTTGGTATTTGAATCAAATATGCAGCCTGAGTGGAAACCCCATAGCTATTTGCATCAATCGTCACTCCGGGTCTTTTCGTGAGTTCTACTTTACCGCTTCCAGTAATGGCATTTTTTGTAAGGTCATACATGCAATTAACCTTCTGCTGGTCGATTCTGTTTGTCACCGTGTTGGTGAACCCAGCTACCCCGCGCTCGTTGTAGCTGCTTGCGAGTGCAAGCTGGAGATTGGGTTTATACATTTATCTGACCTTCTTATTATTCGCTACAGTGAAAGCTTCAAGACCTAACGATCCGCTCTGGAATAGCCTACGAATGTCAGGAGGCAAATAATTCGCCAGCATCAAATGACCGAGCATCGTCAATGCAGTATAGTTATTTAATTTTCCCATGCTTGGGTGCGGACCCAAGATAGGATTTCCCTCGGAAAATTTCTCAGGATGCTGGGGAATGTCTCTACTTTGGGCATAATCCATTCCTTGCAAGATTAGATAGGCTAATTCCCTATTCTTATCCCCACTACTCCAGTCGTTGTGTATTTCCAGAAGTGATCTAGACTTCTTATCCTCTGGAAAATATGATTTATCTATTTTTACAGGAAGACCCTCTAATGCTCCGGTAGGTAATTCATCCATGGTCAGATCGCATAATCATTCAATCCCCTCCCCTGCGGCGTGTGGATATTGAAGTCATCCACGGCGACGGGCTTCGGGTCGATTCTCAACGCACCGAGCTTCTTAATCTGCAAGATTGCATATTGAGCTTCCTTCGCCCACCTCTGAATCTTGCCCTCGGGGATTTCATACTCATCGGCAAGGTTGAACGCAATAATATCCTTCACCCATCGCAGCATTGAGACATCCACGTCTATTGCTGCGTTGGCGGTCGTATCGTCGGCAATCGCCTCATAAACTAGCTTGGCGGTCGTAGTGACTGTCGGCACCGGCCAGAAGATGAACTCCGCGCTCGCACTGCCAGTCCAGAGAACCTTGGTTGGCGGTCCCTGGTAGGACTTGTCGAAGATGTCCGCATATTCGACCGGCCCGATGATATCCACTGGCTCATCGATGGAATTGATCGTGACGTGCATCGAGATGGGGAATAGGACATCGCCTACGGATGCAGCTGAGGCGGAAGCAACATTGGCTGGGATATTGAATGACAGTGGACGCTTGTTGACCTTGCGCCAGTAGATGCCTTCCTTGTGCGCCTGCTTGATCCATAGGTCTATGGCCTCCGTCACTATGGTTACGTCAGAAGCGGCGGCGGATACCGAGAGACCAGAGCCGAGAACTCCCAATTTCCTTAAAATCATGTCGGCGAGCTGACTGGTCGTTCTCGTGAACGTCGTGGTCACTTCATACCCTTACAATTTTTGTCATGGAAATACCAGCCGCGCGGGATCAATTTCCCGCATTTGGTACAAGCTTTGCCTTTCAGTACGATGGGGTTCTGCGGGGCTTCTTGCCCTTGGATTTCTTCATCTTCATTCTCCTGTAGCTTCTCAAATTTGGGGTCGGTCGAGAAAACACCGAGCGCATAATCGTCATAAACCTCAAAGGGTTTGCCGCGCAGGCACATGCGCCCCTCTTTCCAGATTACATCTTCCTTATACTGCACGAATTTCATGCTTCACCTTGTATTCGCCGATACGGTTGTAATCGTTCAGGCGGTCCAATTCATCGTACCATTCCGTTGCAAACTCACACTGGCTGTATGCCTTGAAGCATGGACTTCCCAAAGTGTGGTGCACCAGTTTCGCCTTTGGATTGGGCGGGTACTCCCCTACGAGATGGTTCCACTCAACCGGGATGGAACCTATCAGTGAATCATCTTGGAGCCACTTGAACTGATGTAGAAACAGTCCAGAAGCATCATTGACGACCTTTGGCGTGAGCGCCTTGCAGCGTTCGTTGTTGAAGACCATGAGGCTCGACCAGTTTTTCTTGTCGTAGAGACTCTGCTTATAGCCGAGGAACTTGTCCTCCTTTTTCGGCTGGTAATCATGCTTCACCACCGAAACTGGGTGTGGCGTATCGGTCAGTTTCCATAGCTCTCCAATGTCTGAGCGGCATAGCATGTCTCCGTCCAAAAATATCGCCCGTCCCGCATAGCCGCACAAATAGGGCACGAGGAACCTTGAGAACGAGAACTCTGTGCTTTGATATTCCGCTCTCGCCCTGGTCATAGGAAGCTGCCCAAGTATCATAGGCGTGATGCTGATAGGCTCCTTCGCCGTCCTCATCAGGGAGTGAATGAGGACGCTCGAAGCTACCGCTTCGTTGCTATCCCAGCCGATGAAAATTCGGATCACGAGGACGGCGCGTTTCCGCCCTTGCGGCCCCCTTGATGCTGGTAGACCTTACCAGGAGCTGCCGTGGGACTGCCAAACGACTTCATCTTGTCTGGCATATCGGTCTTCGTCTGCATCGGCGGCTTCGATCCAGGAGCCAGAAGATGCCGCGGTGCCGAAGTCGGCATAGTGACTTGCCTATTCTTCGGGGCGGGACCGCATTTATAACCTTGCTTATCAGCCATTTGCTACCTTTCTCTGTTGGTCTAAAACGATGCGCTTGTAATATTTGTGCTGCGTCGGATAGGTCATTGCTATCTCACCCAGTCTCTGGGCGAGCGTATAGAGGTTGTATTCGGTGCTATCGAAGAACCGCTTGGTCGCGGAGAATTCCATTGGCCTCATCGGAACCGCTTTGATGACCTCCACATTCCACCCATTCTGCTCATAGAAATCGTGCATCAGCGTCGGGCAGATATTGTAGAAGCCATGGTTCATGCAATTCATCGGATTGATATGGAAGATGCGGCCTTCGGCTTTTACAGCGTGCGCCGCATTCATCAGAGCCTGAGCGATATTGAAGCAATGCTCACAAGTACCTGGATCTATCACCAGATCAAATTTCCCCAAATCATGCGGATAATTCAAGTCAACTATCTTCTCCTTGCCGAAAATTGAAACAACATCGATGCAAGTCAGTTCGGCCCCGACTTTTTCAAAGAGAGAATAGGTCTCAGGCAGAGGAAATTCGTAACCATGATCCTTTCCCCTTTCAGTGAACTTTACCGGAGTCACTCCGAAAATCTCCTCGATATGCTCTGGCGTGGCGATAATATCCGGATAGCCGAGACATAGGACTTTCTTCCCCTCGATCAGGGGGGCGATTATGTGTAGAGCTGAGATTGGGAGTCCCATCAGGCAGCCTTCTCTCTCAAGTCTTCAAGCAGATTTCTCAAGTCATCGGCAATGACTTCCACGACCGGAAGCCAGGATTCTTTTTGTCTATATAAACGCACACTAGAATACCAAACCATTCTCCCGGAAACCCCGTACCTCCAAGCCGGTTTATTTGGAACCATGACCCAACATGGGACACCCAGAGCACCGGCAAGATGGATGACTGAGGTACAGACGGAGATAACCAAATCGCAGGATTTGACGATCTTCGCGGTCTCCGAATACTCGAAAGCCTTGATCGCATCATAGGTCTTGATGTCGTATCCATCGCCTTTCATGATGGCTAGTTCTTCGTCGCAGTCCGTATATTGAAGCGATACGAACTCAATATCCTTCTGGTTTAGGATTGGCTTCCACCATGAAAGCGGCACCGTCCTCATCATCACGCGGGATGCTTTATGCCCGCCAGTCCAGGAAATTCCTATCCTGAATTTCCCGGTTTCTGGAGCCTTCTCAGATTTCAGATAAGGCATACCGGGAAACGACTCTTTGGTGCGCCTGAAAAACTTACCCAGCGAACCAATTGAGATGCGATAGTCGAATTCCGTGTCCTTGACCCACTGTGGATCGTCCTGCTCTCGCGTGCCAAATACCTTGAGTCCGAATGACTGCCAAAAGAGCTTTTCAAGGCGCGGGTGACATTCCAGAATGACCTTGTTCGTCTTCATCAGGTCCGGGATCATTGAGGAAAACATGATCTCATCGCCCAGACCCTGCTCGCCATAGACAGCCACAGTCTTACCAGGGGTTCCGTCCCATTCTGGCCTGCCGCCTAGTTTCCTATCGACCCGCATCTTGGAAGCGTTTGGAGCCGCTTTCAGGCCCCATTCATGCTCATCCCAGCCAGTCTCCCACTTGCCGGACTCAAGCAGCGCGAGAGCTAGATTCCAGTGGGCTATGACCAGTTCAGGATTCTTTGCAATGGCACGAGAACAAAGATCGATAGCTTTGTCAGGATTATTCGTCTGAGTATAGAGCCCGCCATAATTCGATAGGGCTTCGGCGGTCGGATTGAACTTGCAAGCCTTATCCAGATATTGGAAGGCTTTGTCCCTCATGCCCGCCTTTTTGTAGGCGAGACCTAGATTCGAGAGGACTTCGCTCTGATTGGGCAGTTTTTCCAGTGCCCGGTGATAGAGACTGATCGCCAGCCCGATCTTGTCGGTCTGGAGACACAATGTAGCGTAGGTTGCTATCAACCCAGCATTGTTTGGATTCTGAGTGAAAAGCAGATCATATTTCTCTTCTGCTTCCTTGTATTTCCCTGCCTTATGTAGTTCTGTAGCTTCCTCGAATAGTTCCATGGGGAAAAGGGGGCTTTCGCCCCCAATCCTTTAGCCTGCTACACCGCCAGTAAGACCGACAACTGTACCTGTGGGCTGAACGTCCATGGAAATAATGGTCGTCAGATAGAACGCCCCGCCGATAGTTGTGATGGATACCAGAGACACGAAGATGTCGATAGTGTCATCCGTGCTATAGGTATAAGGCGCCGCTACCGCCATTACCGTTCCGCTGGCACCACCAATTACCATCCCCATTGCTGAGGAAAGGGTGATGTTGTTCAGATATCTGGAATTGTTGATCCCATCACCAACGGACACGGAAGACTGACCCGCATTGTTGGAGCCCACCTGAACAAATAACGGAGTCCCGCCGGCAGGTACTTTGACCATCTGAATCGTAGTCCCGACAGAAACGGATCGATCCCACGACCAGAACGAAGTAACCGCCACCAGGCCTGTCCGATTGCCTTTCGGCATCGCGGTCGTTTGCGCTGCATTTGCTGTGAAGACAGCCATAGTGTTCTCCTTAGTCCGAAGCCGCTGCGACGAAGGCCGTCACTATGCCATGATCCTTCGGCGTAGTCGTATCCACCGTTGGATCAGTCCCAAACCGCAGCTTTTTGATAGCCCGAATTTCCTGGACCCCTACCCCATGCAAGAAACCATAGTCGGTAAGGTCGGTCGTGCTCTTGGTTCTCTGAGCCCATCCGATACCAATAGCCTGAGCCCCGCACAGATAAACGGGCTCGATCGCAGTACCTGCAGACCCAGAAACCGCCAGAAGAGGCTGAATTTCAGGAATTTCCCGCAGGATAATACCGTCCCAAACCAGGGAGTCGCCTGTGAACAGAGGATTGTCTTCACCCCTGATACGGGCATCCCGGTTCGCCAAGGTGAGGACGTTGGTAGTCGGGCTGTTCTCCGTCAGGTTTCTCCAACTGCGAGACCCAATGAAGGCCACATACCACTCCTGATCCATTTCCTTGACATAGATCGGCTTAATTTTCGGGGAAGCCTTTTGTGCCAGCCGTTTCATGAGGCTCAGGGTAAGAGGCCCGAGCTGCTCGCTGGCTGCGATTGAAGCCGCCGCCGAGGCGAAATTGGCTGTGTAATTGGCTGTGCTGGACCCGAACAATACGCGATCAGCGTTATTCGTATTCCAGGTGGTACGCGCAGCGCCGGTTGCCGATTCAAACGCCGTACCGTCGATCTCACCCAAACTAGTGATGATCGCGTCCCGAAGCTTCTTCTGTGCCCATTCCCGAAGTTGGGTCTGAGCCGCCATGCGAAGGTCAATTACGGATTTTTGGTCATCCCAGTCATCAACCGCTACGGCGTGACGCAGAACGTCAACCGTCAGCTTCATCGACCGGGAGCCGAGTCTTTCCTCATTGCCCCTCAAGGTGTTGTTACCCGTAACACCGCTTCCTACTAATTCATTGACGAGGGCGAAGGTAACTGAATCGCCCCGCTTTTTGGTCAACTCCTCTTTCAGCTGGATGATTGAAGCTTCCGAAGTCCCCATATAGCGGCGAAATCTACTCGCACGCACATAGTCGCGAAAGAAGTCCGAATCCCAGATTTGCGGAGTTAAACCCGGCTGGGCATATGTCTGTGCTATGACACTCTCCTTAATTCAATTGATAAATTGTTTCTCGCCCGGAAACCCGGCGGCGGATAACAATTACAATCGCCCTTAAGGAGGCGGCCCTACAAATGCGCCCTTTTAGGTCGGCGTCACCCTTTCAAAAGCTCGTCAAGTGACGGTGGCCCGCCCCAGACGGTCTTTTGCTGCTTCGTACCGCGAGCATCCGATAAAGTGCCCGGCAATGCGTCGCGCTCCTTCTTTAACTGCTCTTCCTTGGACTTAAGCTCGGCTTCTACCTTAAGTCTTTCTTCCTTCCTAATATTCTCGCGCAGTGTATCTATATTGCCAGCCTCTTGCAAATCCTTGTGTTGTTTGGCTGTTTTGTAGGCGAACTCGGCTGGATCAGGGGCTTGCAGCCATTGGGCGTGAAGCCCAGGTATTTCCTGCACCATCTTGCCGAAATGCTCAATCTTCTCGTCGAAATCTGGATGCTCTTTACGAGCCATCAATTCTGCTACACGCAAGAGGGATATGGTCTCGCGCTCATTCTGCTTCTGCTCCCATGATTTGTGTTGCTCTTCTACGGCCTTGAAATGGTCCTCGGGAGCTTCCCAGAATGGCTTTTCAGGCTTTTTGACCTCTTGGGACTTGAGTTCAAGAGCCTGTCGCTTGCGCCTTTCGTCTTGCAGGGCAGCAAGTAGAGCCCGCTCCTTTTCGGAGAACTCCTGCTTTGGAACCTCTTTCTTTTCCGGCTCTTTTACTTCAGTCTTGACCTCGGTTTTTACTTCGGCCTTGACTTCCTCTTTCTTGACGAACTTACCCGTACCGTCCCTGACGCGACCCTGGGCGGCTTCTTCCTTCTCCTGATGCCTGATGTTGGCATTGTCGCTTTCGATCTTGACTTCTTCTGCTGGCGGGGTGTCAACAGGCGGCTTGTCATCTAGTATGGTGTCCAAAGTCATTTGTTCCGGCATTTGAATCTCCTAACGCCCTTCGTGTAGGCGGCACATTGTTCCACTAAAACATGCTATAATGCCTTGATGAAAATTGGCATTTGCGCGATATGCGGCGTGGAACATAACCGCTATCGTGAATCTGAGCACATACGTTTTGCGAGCTACTGTGCTAAATGTCATGCGGCGAATATGCGTCAAACTCGCCCTCCTCATAGATTGCTATCCAAGGCCGAGCGCAAGGCTTCAAATTGTAGAGCTTATGCCAATGAATATCAGAAGAGGGGAAAATTGAAGAAACAGCCCTGTGAGGTCTGTAAATCACCTGATAGCCAGAAACACCATCACGATTACTCCAAACCATTAGAGGTTGAATGGCTGTGCCGTTCATGTCACATTGCTCTACATAAATTGCTTAGGAAGACGCTTGCGCAATTAAAAGTATTAGCATTAGCTCCTCTTCCTCGGTTCTAATTTTTTCTCGCATTAAAGTTCCAATTTCCGTTTCTATTTCCGCCATCGACATAATATTTATTTGGCGAATGGTGGCAGGGCTCTCCTCAATGAACTCCTGCCTGAGTTTCCTCGTAATCTCGATCTGCGCATCCTGAAATTCCTCGATCCGCTCGTCTACTTTTTTGAGCTTGAGTTTTTTGCGCTTTGTAAGCCCGGTAGGCTTGTAGACCCCCTCGATCCCGCCCCCGCCGGGCTTGGCGTCCGCCACGACAGCGGGCGGTATCGGCCCCGCAGTACCAACGTTGAAGATATTGTTGGCAAAAATTATCGAATTGAAGATGCCCGTCACAATGGCCCCATCTTCTTAGGCTCAAGGACGCAATGAAGCTCAGGCCCGGTCTGGAGGATTGCCCCGATCTTGAAGAATTTGCCCAGCCTCTCCTGCCACCAGTCTTTATCCTGCTGGATTAGGTGAGCGTTACGGCCATCAGGCAAATCCTTTTCCGCTGGGCCGGTGTCTATGATGGCAAAGAGCATTTTGTTCGAGCATCTGACGAGATCGCCCAAGACATTATCCAGCATCTCTGGTTCGATGTGCTCCAGCACATCCAGGCACACGACCAGATCAGCAGCACGAGGCACTGAATCCTTGCCGGGCACAGCCGGGTCATACTCCCAAATAGGGAAAGCTAGGCTCGCGGCCAAGGTTCCTTTCCCGCAGCCGTAATCAAGAATGGAGCGCGTGTTCAGGGCCTCTGAGAGCTTCAAAACTACTTCCTTACGCGCCCTTCCACCGATCCCATAGATCGGATTCAGGTGCATCTTCTTGTTCAATTCTACGTATGCTGGCGTGATCGTCACTGGAGTTGAAAACGCAATCACGGCCTTGGGTTTGACCTTTATCTGGTCGCCCATTTTCTTGTAGACCATATGCTGCAAGAGGCCCTCGCCGTGCATCTTGATCGTCACATCTGGAAGCTGCTCTACTTCATGGAAGAAATTACGCGCATAGTCAAGCATCACTGGCTCGCAGTAGTACATCTTCCCGTCGTATGGGGTCTCATAAATCCTTGATGATGGATTCAGGTGGGCATCAGCATGGTGGGAACCATGCTTGGGGAAGGAACAGTCCATGCCAAAGATATTGAAGTTCCGGTAGCCCAAAAGACGCGCCATCACTAGACACCTCATCCCGACATTATTGCCGCCGGTCAGAATCCAGTCGCCGCGCGGGTAAGTCCTGGGAAGCTCCTTATTCGTTTCATTGGCGTAGATATGCCACAGTTTCACATTGAAGCCTTCAAGCTTATCGAACATGCTCGAATGGCAACATGACGCCATCAGATATTCGACATCTTTGTGAGGCTCTCCGAGCATCTTAGTTTTATGCTCGCGCGGGTCTAGATCAACGTGCCAAGTGGGCATGATCCCTCTTTCCAAGAGGAATTTATGCGCTCCAGAGCAAGTCATAATCTTCTTGAAGGATTTTATTGTTGTCCAAGTTTTTCTCAGGGACGGCCCGTAGCAGACAATGGCTATTTCTTCGTCATAAATCTGCGTTGCTGGCTGAACTCTGCCATTGATCCGCGCGTTCGAAAGACGCATCTGCTGATCCCTGCGCTCATCAGAAATGCAGTAAGAGGTATTGACCTTCGTCTTTAGGACATCAAGACGCTTCAAGCGCCCCTCCATACCATTCCGAATGTTCCTGGCCTGATGATGACCTGAGCAGAAGTCCCGCCAACTCCAGAGTCGGCCTGAAGCTGCAAGGTGCCTGAAGTAGATACCTGGAAAGCTCCCTCTATCACGGCGTAAAAGTCCGTCGCGGCAGTCTGACAGCTTAGAGCTTGAATCTTAGTTCCAGAGGCCGTTATAGGCCCAGAGAATGTGTTCGCAGTTCCGGTCGCACCAGAAGTGATATAGGCAGTAGCCGCAAATGTCTTCATCCCAGGGAAGGTCACGCTCACTCCCAACCCTGTAGCAGTCGAGGCGGCTTGGTAAATAATCATATACTTGAAAGCGTAGGTATTATTCGCCCCTACCGAGAATGCTTGCCCGGAAACATTGGTTAGAGCCGATACCGATATTGTCTGTGCTCCAAGCATTACGATCTTGGATGCGACAAGTGAGGTCATCTGCGCCGAAAGGGTAGAGACTTGAATGCTCAGTGCGCTCAAGCCAGCAGCGACCACTGACACCGCAGCAGAGACTGCCGTTACTTGAACGCTAGTAGCAGAAAGCTGCGCGGCCACAACCGAAACCGCAAGGCTCAAAGTGCTGACAGCAGCGGAAGCGGCGGCGGCGTGGGCCTCTGCTGCTGAAACGGCAAGACTCATAGTGCTAATAGCATTGCTTGTCGCATTCCTTGCGGAGATTTCGTTTGACAGTCCCGCCGCTACCACAGATACAGCTAGAGACAATGTACTTACAGCACCAGAAGCTGTATTGATCTGGGATGATCTGAGAGAAATTTCATTCGAGAGCGCAGCTGCAACCACCGAAACTGCGAGGCTGAGTGTACTCACTGCGCCGGAGGCTGTGTTATCCCCCGCTATCCTCGCGGCAGTTTCAGCCGAAAGAGCAAGACTTAGAGTGCTCACGGCTCCAGAAGCTGCGTTGTCGCCCGCTATACGTGCCGAGGTTTCATTTGAAAGAGCAGCAGCTACGACTGAAACGGCCAAAGAAAGCGTACTAACGGCCCCGGATGCAGTGTTGATCTGCGAAGAACGCAGGGAAATCTCATTGGAGAGATTTGCCGCCACGACGCTTACGGCAGCGGAAACGTTCGTGACCTGAATGCTCAGAGTGGAGAAGTCAGCTTGAAGGCTGACAAACTCAGCCGAAGTGGGATGAACCTCGCCACCGCCAATTCCGGCGACTGTGACGCTCAATGCAGAAAGATTCGCCGCTACAACAGAGACAGCTGCGCTGACGGCATCTAATGACGCCTGATCGGGGATGCCTACAAGCGTATGGTCTTCATTCCATTGTGCCGCCTGTACCGACTTTCCAGGATCATCGGCACCTTGAACCGATGTTGCGTGTCTGACTGAGGCCATCAGAACATGAAATTAAGAATTGGAGTGGAAGTATCGCCTACCGCAGCCGCAGCCTTGAAAGTAGCGATTACGCCGATTGAGTTCCCGGCGACTGTCCATGAAGCTGTTGATTCCTTAGTTCCGGTGGCACTTTCTATGTTATAGCCGACTAAAACGGTTACGGCGTTGAATAGATCGTGCTGCAATGTGAAGCCATTGGATAGAGATGGAGTGGTAACATCAGCGCGTATCTGAAATCCTACGATACTGAGCTCATCGGCTTGCGCCGTTGCTGCGGTCGTGCCTGATGTCTGAGAGGTAGCAGCCAGACTTTCGCCAGCGGATGACGTAACATCAATCGGTGAAGCCGTAGGCGTGGCAAACTCTAAAATTCCAAGACCATGACTATTGCCGACAAGACCGGTAAAAGCGACCGCAGTAGTCTCCGCGGCCCCGGCGACTTTATAGGAAATCCTAACGAAATCGTCATCGGTGACATTGACCTTGTTAACGGCTGTAGACCATCCTGTCGGATCGGTAGCCCCTCCATCATTCGATCCAATAACACCTATTAAGAGATTCCCGTTTGTCGGCGTGGAACCATAACTTACAGTGATCGAAGTTCCGTTCGCCGTACCACTATTTTGTTGTACTAGGGTGAAAGCCATTAATGCGTGGTTGCCGTAAGCGTCGTGCCATTGGAACTCTTCGCCGTGATAGTCCGAGGCTTTGAGATATGGGCTAGAAGTTTCTCAGTGGACTGCTGGTGCGACTTGGCAAGCTCCTGGATGCCTTTCGAGTGGGTGTCCTGCATGGTCTTTAGGCCATCGGCGAGACTAGCTATAACATCTCTGATCTTTGGCTTGGTGCCAGTCGCGCCGCCCTCATCCTTGACGAAATTGACATCGGCGGCAGTTTCAGCTTCGAGTAATGCTTGCTCCCCAGCTTGTTTGGCTGCGATTTGCGCGACCAATACTTTGGTCTCGGCCTCCAACTTCGCCTTCCAGACAAGAAGGTCGGCTTCCTGCTGCGCCTTCTCTCTCTGTAGTTGCAACTCCTGAGCGGCTTTCTCGCGCTCAAATTGCAATCTGGCGGCATTGGCTTCGCGTTCGTGAGCAAGGCTCGCTGCGGTTTCCTGCTGGTGAAGTTGCATCTTCACGCCAGATGCTTGCTTATCAGCATCAATCTGCGCCATCTTCGCCTGAGTTCCAGCTTTCAGTTGTTGATTCTCTTCATTCGCCTTTTTGAGGTCTTCCTGCATCTTTTCCATCTGCTTCTGAAGTTGCGGAGGAACTTGCGGCTGTTCCTTCATCATCTTCAGAATCCTGGTCTTGTTCGTGAGCGGTGAGGCTTCGATTACAGCCAGCGGAGGAATTGGGAAGCCCGATTTGACCATCTCACCCAATGTCTGGAAGTCCTCGATCTGTGAAGTAATGGCGTCTGGAACGTCATCCAAGACAATATCAACGTCCATTTCCACGACATCATTATGCGTATGGTCGATTTCCTTCATTGCAGGATTCGCATCTATTTGCTGCTGTAGTTGCTGCAACTGCTCTGGTGGAATATTTTGCTCCTGCGCATTCTGTAGGACGACCTCGCCCTTGGTCATGGGCTTATTCAATCCGACCCAGCGTAGATTTTGCTCGTCATCGGTGACGCGAATCCACTTCTCAGCCTTCCAATACTGGTGGATTCTGTTCCAGACCTTCCTATAGACTTTGTAATCCCACCCTTTGAGTGTATCGAAAACTGGGGCTAACTCAGTCTTGCCAGCTGCTTCTCTGGCGAGCAATGCGCGCCCGGAAGCATCCTGATTCGTAGTTTTCCCCATGAGAGCCGCATTCGCCCCCACCGCATCTATTTCCTGCTTGGCCTCAGTCAAGAGGTTGAACTGAGCCGCCGCCATGTCGCCGGTCTTCAGGACCTCGAATTCCATGCCTGGTGTAGTCTCAATATATCCGTCGGGTTTCGCAAGTTCTTGGCGGGCCTTATTCACGTCCTCAACAGCGCCGCGTTCTCCCCTCACTTGCCTGACTGACATCAAATGCAGTGCCTTCGACCTCCTCTTGTTTATCTCGTCCTGCATATCCAAAAGCTGTCTCACAGCACCGTAGCGCCCACCTTCTCTATCGACAAACGGAGAAGCGAATTCATACGGCCATTCGGTATTGTCTTCTTCATCCTTGTAGGGTGATATCTTCGGTTCTTTCAGGAACCCTGAACGGGTAAAACACGAATACCAAATGTCGCCATCCTTGCCGTAGTACATCTCAACGATTTTTACTCTTTTCCTCTTGGAGTCTAGCCAGCGAGGCTTGTCATCGAAGGTAGTTGAGCCAGAAGACATAGTATTAAGATGGTCTTCTCCTTCTGGATAGAGTTCCAGAGCTTCGTCGAAATCCATCCATACGATTTGGCCCAAGTAACGCGCATCGGAAAAATTTTTCCGTCTTGAATGAGGATCAAAAAACATCCTATCCCAAGGAATCTGATTGATGATGACCTTGAAGTCATCTTTTACCGGCTTGACTATGACCTCACATCCGCCAATTCCTTCGATCAACATATTCTCGAAAGCTGACGAGCGGGTCTTCTCAAAAGTATTGTCCTGCAATACGAACCTGATAGCTTCCGTGGCGGCTTCGGAAGCCTTTTCATGCTTTTGAGTCCTAGGAAATGCTTTTGCGGTCGTTCTATTCGTAGTCTCCATTCCCATCAAGCTGTCAATTTTCGGCTTGATGCGATTGGAGACTGTCGGTGCTTGTTTTTGGGTCTTGAGCTTCTTTATCTCTGGGTCCGTCCATTGCTTCGAGTCATAATAATCTCGGCATTTCTCGGAAAGTGCGCGGGAATCATCGGTGGCATCTTCGGCTTCATTGACCCACTGTATCAAAAGCCCATGATCTACTTCTAACTCATCTGTTATGTTGTCCGCCACGTTTCGGCCTCCTCTTCCTCGAATGCCAGCCATCTTTCAGGCACCGCTACTACCGGCTCAATATGCCTCATCCATGGACGGCTCATGCAGGCATACATCACTTCGTCCGATACATGGTCTTCCTGATCGGTGTCTATCTGCTCAGACTTCATACCGTATTGGTGCTCATCCATCACCAGTTCCGGCATCGTCCTCCAGAAGCCAGCATGACAATTCTTGGTGGCATACAGCATCGGACCGTCGTCATTTCCTGAGATTCTGTTTCGCACTTCCACATAGCCGTTATGCCGCGAGCCTTTACCTTTGGGCGCAGGCCGCATCACAATACCGTTATTGTTGAAGCGCTCCGCAATGGAAGGTCCCCCATCCACATCCCACATGCTCGAATCGCCGATCCTGTAAGCAGGAACGCGCTCATTTTCCAGTTTGAAGATGCCTTGGGCGACCTCCCGCACGTCCATTCTCAAGCCCTCATTGGCTTTACCGCTCCAGCCATACCACTCGTCGTACCGGATCATTGCCCCGGCTTGATAGCACCTTCCGTCTGGGAGTTTTTCTCCGTTGGAGATGCACCACAGACCATAACTAAACGGACGGGAGCTACCCCAGTCAAACGAACCGAAGACGAGCCAATCTTCAGGGGGAGATAGAGGATCGATACAATGGGTTTCTCGACGCAGCTTCTCAAAAGCCTGACCGGCGATGATGTCCCAATCTCCTTCGAGCATTGCCCGTACCAGACTGCTGGTTCCAAGCCCTCTGAGGCGGTTTGCATAGTCTGGATCATCGTTGGTCAAATGCGGATTATCTGACAATTTCGCCGGGATGAACTGCCGCAACATCCCACCTTCTTCCGAAGGAGCTCTCCAGACCTCATTGAACGGCTTGGGCGTTACGAATGTTCTCTTGACCCAGGCATGACCTATCGATCCAGGGTTTGAAGCTGCTTCTATCCTCGGGAGCATTTTCTTGTATTTCTCTGGCACTTCGAGACCGGCCCTACGGACGCGAGACCTCAAGAAACGATATTGATATTCGGAAAAGTGTGTCAGTTCATCTATGCAAAGCACATGGATTTCCGCCCCGCGGTACTTTTCCACGTCATTTTCGGAGTCGCAATAGCAAAGATGCAGGATCGCACCGTTCCAGAACTCGAATTCATTTTCCTGCGCCCGATATTTGATGTTCTCGCTTTGCAGTAAATCAGCCAATATGACAAAAAACGAGGTCGGACCCCTTAAATGGTTATCTCGAAGATCGGGCAAGGTGCGACGAAAGAAATAGACCTGGATACCGGGTATCTCCATGCACCATCTGATCGCTGAGACTCTGAGGAGGTAGCTTTTACCTCCACCGGCAGCGCCGCCGTAGAGAACTTCTGTTGCGGATGTTTGGAAAGCTTGACCTTGCTTTGGCTCAAGCCGTATGCCGTTCATTAGCGCGCGAGTTTGCGCCTTTCTTTAAGTTCTTGTCAAACAAGTGCTTTTCGCAGTGGGTCTTAACGATCTCATAGTCATCAGTATCCCAGACGATTTCCTGTCTTTCATTTTTAAAGCTCAGTTGAGAGCCTACTGGAAATCCCATGCGATCCCACTGTCCCACCAAGGCGGTGTATTCCTTCTCCGGGCCCTTTGGAAGCTGGAAAGTCAGATATGGGGCCTCGGATAGCCAACATAGAACCATCGGGCCATTACCGACGGCCAGATTCATCTTGGCATTACAATAAATGCCCATGCGCTTTTCAATAGCGATAGGGACTTCTTCAGATTCTTCGAGGATATAGACTTCCTCACCCTCTGATTTTAGCCATTCGGCGACCTTGAGCCAATCGGGACTTGAATTACGCCATTCATTCCTGAATGATTGCCTTAGAGTGATTGTTATATAACCTGACTTATCCGGCAGTTCCACTGGCCTCAATTTCGTGATCTTGCCGGTTCGTTTGAATATCTCCTCGACATTCCCGGTCGTATAACCCAATGTATCACCGGGAATCTCGCGGCCCACAGAGAAACTGAGGTCGGCCAACTCGCACAGTGGAACTAGGATATTCGCCCAACGCCTCCAGCCTATCTTCGCCGGATACTTCCATTCCGTCATGGGCTTATCCACGACGAACCTGATTTCCTCATAGCCCAAAGTCTTCGCCATGACTGCCGTACAGGCGAAATCAAAGGTAGTAGGCATTACCGATAGATCGTATAGAACCGTTTTAGTCACTTTCTATCTTTCATCAATGCAGTGTCGCCGATGCCAAAGAATTGATCTGCCATTGGATTGGACTTGCCCGTAATCTTCGATACCACTTCAAATGCTTGGCAGATAGTTTGCTCAATCGTCGAATATTTGTACGTGCCAAGCCTTCCAATGGAATAAACGTTTTGTGGTAGGGAATCCAGGTATTTCCCCACGGTAGCCATATTTGCTTTGGTGAGATAGGGATATAGCTTGTTTTTATGCGAAGGGGTCTCAATGACCAAGAGGGTATCTTCAGACTCATGATAGGTCAGTTTTTTGAACTCCGTTATTCTGGTGTGCGGCTCTGAACCCGCATAGTGGCAGAAGCGGATATCCGCTGGAAAAACTTGCTTGCAGGGCAGAATGATGACTTGAAAATCTCTTCCAACATATGGAAGCTCTCCAAATTCATATCCCAAAAATTCATCAATAGGAATTGTGTTAATGTAAAGATCGAAATCCTCGCAAGATAAAGTGTGCCTGTCATACCAAGAATATGAATCGTTCAATCTAACTTCGACATTCTCCGTCATCACATCGAAATAGGCGTTGTATCCATCATGGGCATACGGATAGCCGATGATCGAATCCTTATAAGTCCCCTTCGGCCCTGACTCTATCGGCTTGTCCTTGGCGCTCCATTTGAAGATGTCGAAGATGCGGTTGTCATCGATCATCCACATCTTTTTAGAGTAGTTGTTGACGAACATATCGTAGAGCGTTCGCCCTACTCGGTTGATCCAGTATTCCTCGAAATCCTTGGGTTCCTTGGAGTTGTCTCTGGCTGCGAGTTCAGATTTAATCTGTGCGTATGCCCGCATTGAGGGCAAGTCGTCCTCATGTATCGGGTAGTGGTAGAAGCGTTGATCGCTTTCAACAAAGGTTCTAAGTTCAAAAGGAAACCTGCGAATTGGCGTGAACGAATTAACCCAGTCAAAGACTTTTTTGCTATATCCATAATAGACCCTCGGGCCGTATTGAAAAGGATGACCGCCATAGAAGAAAGTCCTGCACCCGCCGCCCAGATGAGGCTCCTTCTCCATGAGGGTAACTTCATAGCCTTCTTTCTGGAGAAGATAAGCTGCCGTCGTTCCGGCGAATCCTCCGCCGAGAATCAGCACCTTCATTTGTAGCAGGCTTTGCAGACGTCTGGAATATTTCCGTCTATATGGGCCTGCCTGAAATCACGATATTCCTCGGATTTCCAGTTCACCAGGAATGTCTTGCCTTTCCCGATCTCGAATTTATCAGGATCGCCGATCATGCAGCAAGGAACAGTCCTCAGATCGGAGGTCACTACGGCCCGTTCGAAGGGCCACGGGCAGCGGTGCTGCATGATATCGGTATCGAATTTATCATTTACATCCCAGAACGCGAGTTTAATTCTCTTGTTTTTGGCGGTCTCCATAAGATGCGAAATATAGTCTTCGCTCAGATTGACCATTTCGGCGTCGTTGCGCTTTTTCAATTCAGGGTCGGCCCATCCGTGCATATTCATGGAGAACACGACATTCTTGAATCCCATATAGTCAGCCAGATGAAGATGTTCGGCCAAATTGGTATAATTGGCCTTCTGCACCAGCGTCCACATCTTCGTCCTCGTCCCAGCGCAGCAATCGTTCAGTTGCTTCGCGTTCTTTACGACCTGATCGAAGTCAGACTGTATCCTGATCCCCTCGAATGTCTTTTGGTCTGCGCCGTCTATCGAGATATCTATTTCGTTCACGTCGGAGTCGATGAGTTTTTTGTAGTTGTCCCGTAGATGCAGGAGCGAGGCGTTTGTGGTCATCCGCACCCAGATATGCTTGGCCCTCGCATACTTGACCATCTCGAAATAATCATCCCCCTGCATCAAAGCCTCGCCCAGGCCGTTCAGTTTGATCTCGACCAAACCGTATTGCTCATCGATGAGCGCCTTGAATTCCTCCAGCGTCATGTCGTCTGCGCGCTTGCCGTGCGCCCACTTCGATACCGCGCACATAGTGCACGCGAAATTGCAGCGTGAGCAGTTTTCGATATCGAGCTTGATCGGTAAATAGCCAATCGTCGAGCGCCAGCCTAGATTCTTAGTCTGGATATAGGAGCGCCAGTTATCGGCCTTCCTGCGATCCATGTTGACGCACAGATCGCGCTCTTGGGCGTAGGCCAAGATGCCGAGGGCAGGCTCAGGACGAGGGAGTTTCACTTGAACCCAAGACCGAAAATATAATTGCACATTTCGTCTTTGCCGGTATGAAGAACCTCGTCCTGCATCCCGAAGCAAATAACATGCTTCCAATATTTCTTCATCTTGGTTCGGAGTTGTGATTTCGTAACCGTATTAACATGCGCCGCTTTAGATACCGGAGAAGCATATATTTGAGACTCAAGGCTAGGAGTGCCGATAATGCACATAGGAGCAAAAAATACGAGATTTTGTAGAAGAACATCCTCCTCCTTTATGTGCTCGAATACATCCAGGCAATACACAGCATCGAACCCTGGCTGAGACAACACTGTCGAATCCAGTATGCTCCACTGCTGAAAGTAGATGTTCCATTTCTCAGAGTTCATCTCCTTGGCGAGTTCAACAGCCTTCGGGTCATTGTCCATTCCTACCAGATGATTTACATGCTGTCTGACGATGCGTGAGAAAAACCCATCATTACAGCCGACCTCCAGCACCTTGTCCATGCCCTCTACCATCTTCGCAATGAATTTGTATCTGGCGCAGGTGAAGGCAAAGCGCTTCGGATCGTTCTCCCAGCTATATCCGGCCATCGAACCATCGGGAAAGATCAATACAGCTCCCGATGGATAATGAGCATTACCGGAGACTCGGCAAGAGTCGCAGCGTGAACAGCAACGGAGGCCGATCCAGGAAGACGCGGCTCAAGGACAGTCCAGCCCTCCATTTCCCTGAACCATCCAGTGAAATCCTTGTTCTGCTGCGGTCCCTGACCTTTACCGTGTCCCACCACTATCATCATCACCAAAGGCAATTTCATTGCGCATTTCTTCGGCCAGATCGCAATATGGTTGATAAGTGCGTCCATTCCAACTAAGGCGAAGTCGAAGCGCTCATGCAATACAATCGGTCTCTTGCCCGCCAAGCTCATCCCCATCGCACTCGCATTCATCAAATTCTCCGCCACCGGATAGGTCACCACTTGATTCGGATATTTCTTCTCCAGCCCACGGGTTAGGGCTGAATGACCGTAGTTCACGAGTTGTCCGCATAGCAGTGTCCTCTCATCCTTCAGGGCTTCGTCCAGAGCCTTATTTATTTCTTCTGAAAATAGCAATGCTTCCCCTCTCTGGTTACAAAGGCTTCGTGAAACATCGGGGCTATTCTGCCCATCTCGAAACCTTGTTTTATGGTCGGCGCTATCTCGATCCAGGTCTTGACCCTCCGGGTTATGCCGACAGTCTGACGCTCCACAATGGGGACATCAATGGACAATCGATTATTTTCGCAGATAAAAAAAATGGGGAGTTTTTTCAATGCAGAAAAATTCAATGCTTCCCAGAAGACCCCCTGCTCTGTGGCGGCATCTCCCAGGCAGCACACGACCAGATTTCCGCTTCCCTTCAACGAAAAAGCCGCGCCCACGGCAATACCGATCGATCCGCCGACAATTGAACTCGCGTGAAAGTTTATCGCAGGATCGGAGAAACACTGACTGCCTGCCATACCGCGATTAATTCCAGTCTCCAAACCGCATATTTCATCCCACAGCCTGTCTTCGCTCCCGCCCTTCGCTAGATAATGTCCATGGTTTCTATGAGTAGAGAATAGCCAATCGCCTTTAAGGATATTTCGATGGATAGCCTCTGACACAAGCTCCTGACCTAGAGAAAGGTGAACTGGGCAGCGAATTTCTTCCAGATGCGCGAGGATATATTCCTCGAAAACCCTCAGACGCTCACAGAACGGCCTTTTTGTACCCCAAGGCTTTGAGGGTGCGCCAGCAAGCTCCGTATAGGAGGCTATAGGCTTGGGAGGCTCCGTCGCAATAGATATGGGCAAGTTCTGCATCTTCGCCGTTTCTTCCGAGGACTGCTGCGCCATGGAGACCGGTTTCATCGCCAACCCCTATGGCGCAGACAGGTTCAACGGGAGCCTTATAGTGTCTTTCATGTTTCGACAAGAAATCTTCTGCTGTCTTCAAGGAAACCGCCATGATCTGCATAATCTCTTAACCCCTCATAAAGCTCGATCTGATCGTACCAGCCCAACGCCCTCATCTTGTCCGAGTTCAGCAGGTAGGCATGGTCTTTCCCGAGTCTGTCTTTTTCAAACTCAACCTCGCCCTTACCCAATATCTTGCAGATCATCCTCACGACTTCTAGGATCGAGTGTTGCTTCCGGGTCGAGATGTGGTAGTGCTCTCCGGCTTTTCCGTCTTTGGAAAGCACATATAGTGCTCGGGCTGCATCTCGAACGTGGATGAAGCTACGCTGAGAACGCCCAGTCCCGCGGACTGGAAAGGGCATTCCGGATGCCAGCAAGGAGAACGCTTTCGGGATGAGCCTGAAATCTTGTTGGCCTTTGCCATAGATATTCGCAGTCCTGGTGATAATCATGGGGAAACGGTAAGCCTTCCAGTAGGCTTGCAGCATCATATCCGCTGCGGCTCTGGAGACCGCATACGGCGTCGCCGGCAGGTAGTCGCGGCGCTCCTTCATCCAGTGGGTGTTCGACCCATACACTTCCGGCGTGGAAATATGGATGTAGAGGCCTATTTCCTTCTTGCGTATTTCCTCAAATAGCCGGTTGGTGCATACGACGTTCGTTTCGAGCCAGCGCTCGGGGTCTTCCCAAGATTCGGCAACAAGACTCTCGGCAATGAAGTTGACGACGATATCTGCGTTGGGGACCATGAAATCCTTGCGCAGATCAAACTCGGGGCGGCTGAGTCCTTTGACATCCTCACCTTTTTCCTGCAGGAATTTCAAGAAATTCGAACCGTAGAAACTCGAAGCGCCTAGAACCAAGTACCTCATTTGTACTTCTGGAACAGCGCTTCCAGACTCTTCACATCGCTCTGAGCACGCAACTGCTGCAGCAGGAAATCCTCCTGCGATGGACTCCTCCCAGGCAGCACCCCCGCCACCCTCTGCGCTGGCGCAGGACCAGCAGGCACCAGATGCTGCATCAGCAACTCAAGCAGACTCACGTTTCCTCGCCCGATACTTCCTCAAATACTCCCTCCTCAGCGCTTTTTTTTCTTCCGCAGTCCGGTTCAACCTCGGCCTTCCAATCTTCTTCCCGGATACCGAAGCTGAGGTCGCAGGCAGCACCGCATCGGAGGGAGGAGTCCGAACCGCCTGCGCCCCAGCATTCTTAATTTCCGGCACGAAGTTTTCCTGCGCGTTCTGCTTCTATAACCAGATGCCTTTGATGCCACGACGGCCCGAGGTGGCATAAGCTCTTGCAGTTTGGATCATGGCAACTTTTCAAACAACTCGGGTAGATGCATTTTCCAAGCTCCTCGCACGGCAACCGCTTAATTTCTTCCATGCGATATTGAATCACACATGATTTTAAATTGCAAGCACTCTCCGGGCTCATTTTTCTGGGGGATGGGGAGTATGTAACCCAGCATAGCCCCTTGCCCGTCAAGCCGGAAAGATAGCCCCCTGGGTCAAAACCTGGCAGGGAAAGCATGCTTACAGCGCATGACCGCGCGAGTCTTGAAACCGGGGCGAGCCGATGCTTGCCTACTTCTGAGGCAGCTCAGGCGTATTTAACATAACGCTGCTATGTTGATCCTGACCCAAGTTATCCACGATTTTGCCCGAGTTATCCACAATCGTGATGCTCAGGACCGGAGCGTGTCCCTTGTGCGTCACCTCTTGCTTTTGACCGAATAAGTGAGGGAGTCTGCGCTCTGCATCCCATCGAGCGAACTTGCCAGTCTCGCGTGCGCGTGCGATATCAAGGCTGTTTGCGGCATCATCCAACTCTTTATCCGCATAGACGATCCTTGAGATTAGCCCGAGTTCTTGGGCGGCTTTGTAGTTAGCTGGTTGCTCCTGAAGCATCCAGATGCGCAATCCTTCGTAGCTAACATCGAGGTGCTGGGCTATCTGACGGAGAGATTTGCCTTCGGAGTGATCTAAGATCGCCTGTGCGACGATCTGGGCTTTGGCTGAAGGCAGGTCGGGGTTTTCGACCGGGATGGCTGCTATGGGCTTCGTGATGGATTGCCGTGATTGTCCTGCATCAATGCGGGAGTAGTGGTGTTCGTTCATTGCGTCTATCGTAGCACTTTCTGGAGTAGAAAATGCAAATGGTGGGAATTCCATGTTACGGCCCCCCTATCCCCCCAAAGCCATTCCCACTCCGGGGACGCCCGTTCAGGCGGCTGTGCTCTGGTGATGCTTGCGTTCTACACCTTTGTTTGTGCTGACGCAAATAGTGCTTGACAGCGCTAGTTCATAATGCTACAGTGAGGGTGAGCAGTCCGATTGGGGTAATCTGATGAACCTTGAACAATTTGAAGCCACCATTGAGCGCATTCCCTTCTCTGGGTGCTGGATTTGGATGCGCAAACTCAGCGAGAAGGGTTATGCGAAATGGTTCAATCAGTATGCCCATCGAATGGCCTATGCGCTTTACCGTGGCCAGATCACTGGCGCTCTGTGCGTGTGCCATTCATGCGATGTGCGATGCTGCGTAAATCCAGCCCATCTATTCCTTGGGACTCGCGGCGACAATAACCGCGATATGCACCTCAAGGGTCGCGGTCGCGGCAATCCAGACGGATCGCGTGGACGCGTTCAGGCTGGAACGGCCAACTACAACGCTAAGCTCTCCTTGGAGCAAGTCATCGCCATCAGAGCTTCGACCAAGCCGCAGGAAGCTATCGCCGCAGAGTTTGGGGTATCACAGACGCAGATTTCCAGAATCAGGACACGTCAGCAATGGCTCTAGCGCCGCCGGTCGCTACACCGGGGATGATTTCCAACGTAAGGCAAACGGGAGGAATGATGACCTATCGTGAATTGTGGCAGATTCTTACTGAGGCTGAAGCCCGCGTCAGGAATTTCACCGACGCGACCGTGAAGGCGAACTCCGCTGAAACTGTGGCGCTGTGCAAGGAGCGCATGGCGAAGGAAGGCATCAGCCGCGCTCAACTGCGCCGACTGGCAGCTATCTAGCGCCATGTCCTACTGGCCCAGCGACTATTCCTACTTTGAAACCATGAGGGAGAACGAAATGACCGCCCCTAACGCAAAGCCCCGCGCGGGAGAGCATACGCCCGGTAAGTGGATTGTTAAACGCTCGCCTGGAAACGTCGCCACCGAAAACACGATTTATCGTAACGGAGACACTATTGGAGGCACGCTTGATCCTATAGCCGACGTACATACTAACGCCAACGCCCGGCGTATCGTGGCTTGCGTCAATGCCCTTGAAGGCGTATCGCTGGAGGCGCTGGAAAATGTCGAGCGTGAAGGGTCTGTTATGGCCGCGCTCGTCTGTGAACGCGACAACTTGAAGTATTCTAATGACGCCCTCGCCGCGCAGAACAGGGAGCTGGTCGAGGCGCTGAAACGGATAGACGCTATGTGCGACCGAACAAATGGCTTAGCTTTGAGCCGAGCCATTCGCATTCTTGCCCGCGCCGTGTTGACGAAGGTGCGGCATGAATAAGACCATAACGGACCGCTGGCTTGATGAGCTGGTGCTGTGCGGGCATTCGCAGCCAGTCCCTCGCCGTCAGGCGCTTGAAGAAATGGTTCTGCGCGGCATGGATGCGAGCGAGGCCGTCAATGCGCTTTGTCATTACAAGCAAGTCCTGCCTAATGGGCGCTAAACGCTCCGCCGAGATGAAGGAAGCCCTGCGGCTACATGCTGCCGGGGTCAATGCTCATGCGGCGGCGCGGAAGGCAGGCGTGCTGCCCAGTTCGTTCTATCGGCTGCTGGCTGAGAGGCGCTTGCGGGCTGAGGTCCCCGTCAAGGAAAAGGTCCCTCAGTGGGAGCCACGGAAGAGACAATATTAGCTCCTGGGTGATCCTGGCGCGGTTTAGGATACTTCCTGCGGCGTTTCGGAGTCCTCTTTTACGGGTTCGGCCATATAAGCCGCAAACGCAGCCTCCGTTTCCTCGTCCTCAATGGGATGCGCGAAGGCGGTAGGATTGACCGCCGGAGCCGTTCTGGCCGCGAATTTCTCGCGTATTTTCTTGTGTATCTCGTCAACCGCAATCGAATGCAGTGGCGTCTTTGGCAGCTGGTTGCCATGCAGGTTCTCAGCTTTCATATCCGGATAGCCGCGCAGATCATAGAAATGCTCGCGGCAATACCAGGGGCCATAGCCGAGATTACCGGGTGAAAGGATGCCGCGATGCGGGCAGTTGGCCCCCATCTCATTCCATTCGCACATGGTGGGTCCTGCGGCCTTTTTATGCTCCGCCTCCCGCTCTGGTCTGTCGTATGCCATCAGCGCGCCCGATCCTGAAGCCTAGCCATCCATGAATTGATGAACCGCATTGCGCCTCTCCTGGTCTTTTTCCTTGTTGGATTAGCTATGCACCATGCCCTGATTTCAAGCATTGTCTGCTTGCAGTCAAGAGCCGGGTAGGCCTTCTTTAGCTCGTCCAACTCACCTTCTGAAAGCCCGAATTCAGTTCCGTCCACTAGCGGAATGTAAGCAACGCTTTTGCCATTGAGACCAGCCGAGAGCCCGTTAGGGCTCGAAGCTAATGGTGTTGACTTAGATTCTTCTGGTATCTGGCTTCTGGCTTCTGGCTTGGTATTACGGTTCGTATTCCATCTCGATTCGATTGCTTTACGGTTCGTATCGGAGTTTTGTTGATATTTAAGGATTTCTTGGTCTATGCGTGTGTGTCTAAGTTGACAGTTGATGATGTCGAAGAATTGATCTCGAATTGATCTCAAAGCGGCCTTTTCATGCCTTGAGTGACATTTTGCAACGCGGCAAAGATAGGCAAAATCGTCAGGTAGAGGCTTGAGGAGCGCGTAGTAATGGTCCATCAGGAGGCGATAGACGCCATGTTCGGTGACTGAGAGATGCGCCGTGTCCCTGGCATAGTCACCAAGATAGTGCTTATAGAAGTTCGTAGAACCTCCGCAAAGGTAATTGTTCGGGCGCTAGCCACGTTGCGGCGTGGCGGGGCGATCAACCCATTCGCGCTTTAAACCGAGCCGTCACCGGCAAGCTAAGATTCTACAGCATGTGCCGCATGAACGCGCGGGAGAATTGCGGCAGCTGAGGATGCGGTGGTCATGCTATTTGCTCTCGATCAGGAGGAAGTTGCCCATGTGGATGACCGCCTCCGCTTCTATGGCATCCTCCCTATTCAACTCGATCCGGTATTCATCGTTGAAGTCGCCCGCGAGGTCTTGCGCGCCATAGATTTCGGGTCATGCCTCAGTTTGATTGAAACAGCGCGGGACTAGCCTGGAAGGTGCGGGATAGAATGTTCGGATGGCCCGCTTAAAGCGCCCTAGAGACACGAACCAGCTAGCCCATCTGATCGTCCGGTAACCCACCGTGCGCGGGCCATGAAAGAGAAGACCTACGCGAGCAAGTCCCTAGAAAAGATCACTCGCGTAGGTCGTGGTGGTGCTGCATTTGGAGGGCCGGTAACTCAGTCGCATAGAGTGCCCGCCTACTAAGCGGGAAGTCGGGAGTTGGAGTCTCCCCCGGTCCGCCCTCTTTTTGCGTCTGTAATTATCTGATTCTTCTAGTTAACCCGTCAATACCTATAAAAGGTAAACAGGTTCAATGACTTACGTTTAGTATTTTCTAAACTGAACTTTATGCTTGACTACAATCCTCTTAAAGTGAATAATATGCTTGAGAGGAAATCATATGAATCGCGAAACTAGCTGAATGAACCCTAGCATTTTCGGCGCGACAATTAGAGCGTGTTAACGTTTCTGCTTATCGGATTGATCGGCTTGCTCGGGGTTGCGAGTCATCGTGCTAAAGACTTTAATTTCGCCGGAGACGGGATTGCGCGTGCCGATAACAACCCGAGAAGAAGAACTCTGGAGACGTTCCGATAGCATGTAATAGGTATGGGCGCCTTTGCTATCAGTTTCGATGGCTAGCGAGCCTTGAATTTCGCACTCAATAACCGCGACTGGTCCCGTCCCGCGATAGAAAAATTTCACATTGGTAAATTTGCATCGGTTAAAACTTTTCCCGTCTATTTCTATCGTCTCATTAAGATAAGTTCGTTCGTTTATAGGTTCCATCTTGTCAGACCATGAACCTAGACGAGATGAATTACCGCCAATCCACCCAAACGCCCTTGCAATCAGAATGCAAGTGGCCCCAATAAAGAGGATCGCAGGCAGGAATGTCCAGATTGGCGACAATAGATATTGCGGAGTAGCGCCCACCGAAAGTTCCTTTAGTCCATCTTTAGCCGCAGGAATAAGAACAGAGAACGCGAGTCCCGTGTAAGCAATCCAATCCCAATACGTCCAATTGCGCATGACCAATCCTCCCTGAGGATTCGCCCTAGATAGTGGGCAATTCTAGCCCTATGGCCCATCGTCTATCTCCCTTGGACGGTTACAACCTAGTTGAGGCATGACCAGATTTCGCTTATCACGACTTTGACGGATAAGTGTTTAGGATAGCGCGATAGTTCCTCTATCAGATCGCCATTGGTCATGCGCCCCCCTAGGTTACTACGATGCAGCGAGATAACTCTTTATTGTGGCGATTGCCGCGTCCGCTGTCCAGCACACTTCCCACGCATAACCGGCTCGGCCAAAGTAAGCGAGCACTTCCTTTTGCGTGGTGTTAGTCTGGTTGCCGATCTTCTTCATCTCGATGACAAGGCCGCCGTAATGCCCGCGCTTCACCGCCAGCATCAAATCAGGGAGACCTGGTCGTACGCCCTCGGCTTTAAGCCGCGAGCCGGTGATTGGATCACGTGCACCCCCATTAGGGATGGCGAATAGTGCAAACTCTGGCAGCCCATAGCCTGCATGAGCCAAGCGCCACCACGAAATGACCGCGCATTGTGACTGATGCTCGCTCGGCACCAGCTCGTCACGCACCTTCCGCTCCCGCTTCGGCTTCTCGGGCGGATACACAACCTGCGGCGGCTTGCCATCGCCGTATATGGCATCGACGAACGCATTGCCAGCACGCGCTTCTGCAAGCTGATCGCGCAGACGCTTGGATAAGTCCGCGCGCCTCATAGCCGATCGCGGCGGGATTTGGGGAAGCTAGGCATCTTCGAGATTCTCAAAAATTGAGAACATTCTCGTGGCTCGCTGGAACCCAGTCACAACCGCGATAAGTCCAACGAGCCTCCACTCCTTGCGCCGGTAAGATGGATAGTAAGTGTGGAGCATTCCCATATGTCCGCCTATGCGAAGCACTCTCCTGCACTCTCGCATAAATTTTCCTAATGGAAATGGGGCGCACCCATATTTCTTACTATCGGCAATAGTATATGGAGGATCACTTAGTATGAGGTCAAGAGATCTGTCACTCAGTGGCAATGAAGACGCGCAGGAGACTATTTGCGGTTTACGGATATCATCTCGCTTGGCGTCAATAGTTATCCCCGGTCCTTCTACGGTTCCGCTTGGGCAATGCAAAATGTTTTTGGCTTCCGGGAAAAGCGCAAGCGCGCGTTTAAGAAACGTAGGCGGATATTGTCCATGAAGTCTGACCTTATCCCACGCCGTCCCACAGTACCAAACGCCATATACCCATCCCTTATCTTCAATGGTGATGGGATATTTAGGAAATACCGCGTTCAAATGAACTACATTCATCTCATTTCAACTCATAAACCTGCACCATGCGCCCAGTCTGCGGGGACACGGCGGATAACGAACGCTTGACGAGGCCCTCCACATACATCCGCGAGAGCTTCGCATGCACCGAATGCAGATTGCAGCGCGTGAGCATGGCGATTTCCTCGCCGGTCGCGGGGCCTTTTTCGAGCGCGGTGATGATCCTGCGCTTGATCGCGGCGGGCTGAGTGCGGACGGGCCGATGCGGCACAGATACGATCACGCGCTCGGCGTGGCCTTTGAACGTGCTGCGGTCGGGCTCCCAGCCGGGAGCCTGTGACAAGTAGAAGGCCATGCGAGCTATCGCGTCGGACATTACAGACCTTGCGCGGCGAGCCAGTCGGCGATTTCATCCGGGGTTTTATTCGCATATTCCCTAAACGGACGCGCCATCATTTCCGCTTCTCTGACTATCTCATAATCTATATTGAAGTAATTCGAAAGGCGATCACGCTGGTCGCCGCCAGTTGGAATGCCGATGATTTTGCAGACTTGGCCCATGGTGCAGACATTGCAATTCATCCATTCCTCTTTTATGTTGAGTCTGGAAGTCATCCTCACGACCTCGCTCAGCTTCAGCCTCCCCACCTTCTGCTGCACTTCGCCTGCTGAGCGTTTTTCGGTGTCTACGAATGCCATGTCTGCCTCCTATTTGTCGTCGAGGAATTTGCGGAGTTCGGCGATGCGCTTTAGCTCGGGCGCATAGATTGTTGAAAGGACGCCAGCATGGTTCCCCCAAGCGTCTAGAGCCTCTCGCAGGGCGGCTTGCAGGGCGAGATAATCTTTTTCGCGCACGAATTTTCCATCTCTGGGGCAACGTGTATACGTAAATCTTTCAGCCATACTCATGAGTCGTTGCCCCGTTTCGTACGATATCTATTCGTTTGGAGTTTCCCATTCGTTGCGTGTTCTATATGGGATTGACGCCAAGGTGGGATGCCGTTCTTGCGCCAGAAGTTGATGGTGCTTTGCGGTATGCCGAGCGCCCTGACGGCAGCGGCTTCGCTCCCATAGTGCCGTACAAGCTGAGTATAGGTCATGAGGCCGACAGTATCCGACAAGCAGAAGTCCTAGTCAAGCGGAATCCGTTGTGCGGCGCAATGTAACGATAACCGTTGACAAGTTCGAAACAGGCGAGTATCGTCCGCCAAATGGTTGACAACTGGTACGACGGATATCTGGCACCGGAGGCGATGCACATGGAACCGCAACTTGACATCAATGACCTCGGAATCGCGTTCAGCAAGCTCGCGGAGGCGCTAATGGTAGAACATAACGTGCCAATCAAGCGCCGCTACACTCACTCCGAGCTAGAGGACTCGTTCCGGGCGATACGGGAGAGCGCGGAGAAGTTGAAGGAGGGCGCGTGAAATATACGATACAGTCGAATATCCCGATACCGAAAAGGAGTGGCGGTCGCGCGCCTGACCCGAATAGCTTCCAAGGAAAGATTCGTGCGCTCAAAGTCGGGCAATCAATTTTCACTAAAGGCTCGCTCGGGGCGCAAAACTGGCCCAAGGATCGCAAATTCACCTCGCGAGCCGTTGACGGCGGCGCGCGCATCTGGAGGATCAAATGACCGGACTTTTCAAGGTAACTTACTTTTACCCGAAGGATGGCGCAGTAAATGTCGATTCGCGGACAGTCGTTGCCCGCAATGTCGAGGAAGCTATCCGCAAGGCAAATCGGACAAAGCTCCTTAAAGGCTATCGCGTTGAAGCTGTCGAGTGTCTTGGCTGGAGCGACGAATGAGCGCTGCACAGCCCGAGGCGGCGAAGGGGGAGAAATGAGCCAAGATGGCGGACCGGCGTTTCCTATTGCGAATGCGGTATTTGATGCAGATGCGCCCGATGCATTTGAGCAATTCAAGGCTGCGACTTCTCAATCGCAGGGCATGAGCCTGCGCGATTATTTCGCGGCGGCGGCGTTACCGGCATTCCTATCGCATGAGTGGATGGGAGAAAGTGCAAAACAATTTGAGGACCCTAAAAATCAAATAGAAGAATTCCGCGCATTTATTGCTCACAAAGCATATCTCTATGCCGACGCCATGCTCGCCGAGCGGGAGAAATCATGACTTGGCTCATCCCGAACGAGACGCCCGAAGACCGTGCCACAATGATCCTGCGTTGGGAGCGCGAAGGGCGCCTCGACCCGAATTGTCCGGGCTGCCGCGAGTTCTATGAATCGCCGGGACTTCCGACTGACGTATTCGCCCCGAGCCATAAGGCATCCGGCGGCTGCGAATCCGGCAAGCGGGCGCATTGCACGTGTCCGTATTGTTGGGATTAGAAAGGAACGCAATGAGCAATCGTGAGGTAGTCGTAAAAGAATTGCAGCGCGAGAGTGATTCGCGCTCGCTGATGCAGATCATTGACCGGGCGGCAAGTGATCCAGCGTTCGATGTGGCGAAGCTGTCCGCGCTCTTGGAAGTTAAGGAAAAATGGGAGGCGTCCGAGGGGCGCAAGGCTTATGTCTCCGCGCTGGCCGCGTTCAAGGCGAATCCTCCGCAGATCATGAAGGACAAAACAGTATCCTTCGGCGCTGGCAAGACTTCCTACAAGCACGCCACGCTCGACAACGCATCCGAACTGATCGGCGCGGCACTCTCAGCCCACGGCCTCTCGCACCGCTGGAACGTGGAGCAGGCAGACGGCGGCATGATCCGCGTAACCTGCATCCTGACGCATGTTCAGGGGCATAGCGAGCAAGTCAGCATGTCCGCGCTCCCCGATACCTCCGGCAGCAAGAACAGTATCCAGGCGATAGGAAGCACGACCTCTTACTTGCAACGGTACACGCTCTTTGCCGCGACTGGCCTTGCGCCAAAGGATGCTGACACAGATGGTGCGGAACCGCATGTGCTCGCGGAGAGCATCAAGTTCAAGTATCTGGAGGACATCGAGAAGGCTGCGGACAAGAAAGCGTGGGAGGCGACATGGAAAACCATCGTTGCCGCGTGTCAGGCTGCGGGGGATATCCCCTCTTACGATGAATTGAAGAATGCGGCGGTGAAGAAGCTGAAATCACTCAAGGAACGGGAGAGCGAGGTATGAATACGGAAATTGCGGCGTACAAATCGACGGAAGCGGTCATAGCCGATCTTGCGTCGCGTTATAAGGATGTCGTGTTTGCTGTTGCCACGGCAGACGGGATGATGCAGGCAAAAGCCGCTTACAAGGACATCAATACGCATAACATCACGCTGGAGAAAGCACGCACGGCAGAGAAAGAGGCAAGCCTTGCCTATGGACGGTTCGTGGATTCCGAGGCGCGGCGCATTGCTGACAAGTTGGATGCCCTGAGGCTTCCGATCAAGCAGCAGATCGAAACGGAAACGAAGCGGGCAGAACGCGAGCGCGAAGAACGAATCCGCGCAGAGGCAGCGCGCATCGAGGCTGAACAACGAGCGGCGCGGGAAGCGCAAGAAAAGAAACTCGCGGAGGAACGGGCCGCGCTTGCCAAAGAGCGCGCCAAACTGGAAGCAGATCAGCGCGAGGCGCGGCAGCGGATTGAGGCTGCGGAGAACCAGGCTCGCGCCGAGCGCGAGGAAGCAGATCGCAAAGCGAGAGCCGAACGTGCCAAGGAGGAAGAACGCCTACGCGCTGAACGTGCTGTAATTGAGAAGGCCAAGCGCGAGCAAGAGGAAAAGGAGCGCGCCGAACGTATGGCGAAGGAACAGGCCGAACGCACCCTGCGATTGGCCGAGGAAGCGAAACGGCGCGCGATTCAGAAGGAAATAAATGACAAGACAGACGCTCGCGGAATGCTGGCTACTTTCGTCCAGAGATATGGACACATTTCCGAGTTCTCGGAGGTCGTCAAGGCGATCAAGGAATATCAGGATCATGAGGTTGAACTATGAGCGCAGTCCTAGAAGAAGGCGAGCAACGCGGCGTAGATTGGCTTATGGCCCGCGTAGGCCACGCAACCGGGAGTCGGTTCGCGGCGATCATGGACAGGCTCAAGTCGGGCAAGCCGGGTGCAGACCGCCAGAAGTATCTTTGGGAACTCGTCATCGAGCGCCTGACGCAGCATCCGACCGAGCGCTATGTCACCGCAGCGATGCAGCACGGCATTGACACGGAGCCGCTCGCCCGCATGGCCTATGAGTCGCAGACTGGCCGCATGGTGACGGAAACCGGCTTCGTGCATCACAAGACAATCCAGTATGTCGGCGGCTCAGTGGATGGGCTGATCGACGCGGACGGCATCATAGAGATCAAGTGCCCGACGAGCGCGACGCATCTGCAAACGATGCTCACCGAGGAGTGCGAGCATCTGGCCCAGATACAGGGCTATCTCTGGATCACTGACCGCGAGTGGTGCGACTTCATCAGCTTCGATCCGCGACTGCCGGTTAAGCTGCAACTCTATATCAAGCGCATCCCGCGCGACCCACTCTATATCGCGCAGCTCAAGGATACTGTCACGCAATTTCTTGCAGAGGTCGCCGCGCAGCATACTGCGCTGCTTGCGCTGTGCCCATGACCGCCTCCGCCAAGACCTTGCGGGCGCTGTACGACTCACGCAACGATTTCGTTCCGCGTCTGATAGCGATTCACCATGAGGCGCATCGTCGCGGACTCTACGCTACGGGACACATTTTGCACGAGGCGGTCCGCAAAGTGGGATGGGAACTTGCGGAGCAGATTACACGCGCCGCCGCTCTCAAGCGCAAGCGCACAGGGAGGAGATGAGATGATCTTGAATGAACGCCGTGCAGAATTTGTCTATAACGCCGCGAGGCTTGCCGCGCAGGCCGCTGGTGCACCCGTCATTCCGGTGCTATGGGCTGAACGTGAGGATGCCTTCCGCAGTCAGTTCCTGCCCGTAATCTCGCGCCAATGCGGGCCGCAACGTTCCGCATCGCCCGAGGAGCTTCACGGAAGTTGGATGCAAGCTTATTTCGCGATGGGCTGGACGTTCGGCGAGAAGTATGACCGCGAGGTCAAGACGCATCCAGACCTTGTTCCTTACGCGCAGCTTGGGCAACTGGAGCGCGATAAGGACGCCGTGTTCGTTGCGCTCTGTGAAATCGCTCGCCAATGGATATATGACCTCCCGCCTGACGCGAAGGAGCCGCGATGACCTCTCCCCGCAAGAGCCGGAACACGCTGCGGAGGGTGGAGCGGGCGGCGATGAGACTTTATGATGTTCTAGATGCGCCGCTCATGGGCTATCCAGGATTATCTGAGGATGGCATTGGAGATTTGCACATTAAGTCTTGGCAGCGCTCAAGATGGCAGACGTTTATCAACGCCTGCGCCGCCCACGCCGCAGCGAAGGCCAAGAGGAGATAGACCATGTTCGCGATGCTTCAATCACTCACTAAGGCTGCGCTTGGAACGGTTACGGTTCCTGTAGCTGTCGTTGCCGATATTGTCACGCTCGGCGGATCGCTTACGGATCGAGACAAACCGTATACAGCCGAGGCTGTCAGCGACGTGCTCAAGAACCTCAAGGATGCGACCAAGCCATGACCGGAAAGCCCGCCCCGATGGCCGATGACTTGGCGCGTCGTTTAGCTTGGGACTTGGTATGCCTTGACATGAGGCGTGGGGCTCGGCGACGGGAGATTCAACGCGCGGCGCGAAAGGATGCAGAGCGAATACTCCGCTCTGTCCGAAAAATGATACGCAGAAGACTGGGGCATCACGATGGCCGATGACGCACTGACGAGAAAGGACGCGGAGATGGGAAATATTACGCTCTTGCCGTGCCCGTTTTGCGGCGGACGCGCTGAACTCAAGCGCGGTGTTAAGACGAAGTATGTGATGTGCCTCAAATGCGAAACGTTCGGGCCAAATCTAGATGACGAAGCAGAACTTGCTCGACATTGGAATCAGCGCGCCCTCTCGCTCGAATCCGTGCGCGAGGAGGCGATAGTGACAGAGGCCATGTTGCTGGCTACAAAGGATTGCACCCCAATTAACTGCAGAGCAAACATGAAATGGGAAAATGAACGAGCAGCCAAGGAGCAGCTGGGGGAACAGAATGCAGCGCCGCAGGTGCAGTCAAGGAGCGCGCACTCTGCCGAGGTCGAAATCGAACGCAGCGCCGTCAGAACTATCACTGATAACGGCGATAGCGCGTCTGTTACGCCTGCGGCTGCTGCACCCGACGCGGCAGCGACGGTGAAGCGGCTGAATTGTATAGACACCGGCGTTCCAGTCTGGAACGAAGCCATTGCCGACGCCGCTGCCCTCATCGAGAAGCTCGGGCAGGGGTGGGCGCATCCGGTTAGCGTAGTGCCGAATGGTTACGTCTACATTGCGGCTGGAGCAAAAGGCGTCTACACGCACACAGATACGAGCGACTGGTTCTACACCTATGCCCTCCCACCCCCACCGGAGCGCCCATGACCAACATTGAGCTTGCGGACGAGATTGAGCGAGAGCTTGAAGCTGGCAGGATTGACTGGTGGAAATTTTCGTCTATAGAGAAGCGCCAGCAAATCATCGCCGCCCTGCGCCGCTCGGATAGTGAAAGAGCATTCGATGCCGAAAAACATTTTCTACACGGGAAACTATCTGAGAAACTGGAACGTGCATGTGCCGAGCGCCAGCCGTCGAGCGACCAGGTGCTCAAAGCTGCGCGAGCGTGGAAGAAAGCGGGCGATGCAATGGCGATGTTCCGCGACAGCCCGAATTTCGACCATGTTCTAACGCAAAATGACCGAGAGATACTGAAGGCAAATTTCGTCGCAGCCGTTGAAGGCTTACATGCTGCGCTCTCCGCCGCCGAAGCCGATGGGAGGAAGACGTGAATATCATACCGAAAGACGGGGGTTTCGAATGGCATGTTCAATATGGCATCTACTCAGAAAGTGGCTGGTGCGAAACGGAGGAGCAAGCTAATGATGTTGCCCGTTACTGCTTGCGCCAAATTTTCTTCGCAGTCCATCCACAAAATCTATGGACATCCTCACCATGACCTCCCGCCCTGCCACGCCCGAGTCGAGTCCGCCATTAGAATTCGATCATGGAGCCTATATGACTGATCGGCGCATCACCAAGATTCAGCGCCGTCAGGACGACCGTCGTGCTATAGAACTCGCCCAGACCGAGATCAAGGGGCACATGAGGGTCGAGGATGAGCTGAAGGCCGCGTTCGATGGACTTCTCGAAGCCGCAAAGGTGAGGACTGCCATCATTGATAGCCAGCAGGCGCGCATCGCTGGGCTTGAATTCGACGCCGCCATCGACGCTGCCCTCAAGGACCGCGCATGATCGGCGACGCCATCACTCCGCGCCAGCGCCTTGAGCGGCTGAGTCCAAACAGGTGGCAATACCGCTTAGCGCTGTGCTTCATTGCGGCGGCGTGTATTTTGGCGTTGATGATGACGTGACTGAGCGTGAGCAACAGTTTGATGCAGCGATGCGACGATTGCCAGTTGAGTTTGCAATGCGCTGGTGCGAACCTGGGCCTCTTGGTTGCGCGTGTCTCGGATGCGCTAATGGACCGGAAGCTGGAGCAGGAAATCTTGCTGCCAAAGGATTTACGAAGGAGGATTGGAAAATATGGTGGTCACGCGCACAAATTTCGCCAGGATTGAGCGAGGACTAATCCTCCTTCTCGCGCTGATGTGCGAGAATGTCAATGCTGCGCCGCAGGAAAGGTCAGTGCAACAAAATCCCGCGCTCCCTGCGGTTGTGCCTGCGGTCGCAGCTCCTTTCACTATCGCTGACCCTATGTGCCAAACCGGATTCACGATCGCCCAGCGCTTCGACGAGCGCAACTCCTCCGGAGCGATCATCAAGAGCGTATGGGTGCGCAAATGCGTGAGGGTGCCGAGGATTGTTTATGGGAGGAAGGTGTGACGGACCTTGAGATGACCAAGCTGTGCGCAGAGGCGATGGGATTGACCATCGTTGGAGAGATTGAAGGACTAGTTCGCGCCAGATATGGAGCGGAATTTGCAATCACTTACAGACCCCTCCACGACGATGCGCAGGCGATGGCGCTGATGAAGAGGTTTGGGATACGCTCGATCCGCACTTCTGGCGATCTAGTTGAGTGGTCGGTCACAATAGGAGGGGCTGGGCCCTTTGGCTCACATGCCATGAATGCTGACCTCAACTGCGCAATCGTCGAGTGCGTAGCGAAGATGCAAGTCGCGTCCTAGCACCCCGCCGCGCCCGCCACGAAGTTCCACACCGACCCCGTATAGCATGAAACTCCCGGCCCGCTCTTGAAGTCGGTGACGCATACGGGGCCAGTGCCTTTGCGGTAGGCATACTCGACGCCGCCGAACTGCTGCACGCCATTGCGCTTGAGCGTCACCTGTCCGGGCACTGTATCTCCGGGTTGTACGCGCGGTGCAATCGTCCAAGTCGCCCCGGCTCCATCCACGATCTTGGCCGTGAAGTCCGTTACCTCGCCCGTCGCTGGCGTGACCGGCGGGATGCGGACGCAGGCGGTGACGGGTGGCGGTGGCGGTGGCGGTGGCGGTGGCGGTGGCGGGGGCGGAGGAGGTGGCGCTACCACTACCAGCGCGCAGGTCAGGTCGCCCGCCGTCAGCGCAGGCGCAGTATAGGTGCAGTCCATCGGCGTACCAGCCGGCACAGCCTTAGCCTCTTGCACATGGTCGAACGTCCCCCAATACACAGGGACGATGCCAGTGCCTTTCGCAATCCTGTACCAGACGCGCACCCCTACGAACTTGTACGGCGCTGGTGACGCGGCTATCCGTATCTGAACAACCCCCTGCCCGGCAACGAAATCAACCGGAGTCTTGAGCGCATCAATCTGGTTCACCGGACTCAAGTTCCCATCCAGCGGATAGATAAACACGCCGTAGCCCACATCCGATGTCAGCGGATTCACGTTGTTCACGGACACAAGCGGCTCGGCGGCGCTCCCGGTCCAAATGCCGAGCAAAGCAGCGAGGGCAAACAAGCTCGTTAAGCGCATGGGGCATCCTTTCGATCCATCGTGCCGGGGGCATCCAGTTCCCGCAATGAGCGCATGGGCCGAGTCCTGAACGCTTCGGGCCGGGCTTACTCAGGGAGCCGCACCTATGGCGGCGTCGCGGGCGGCTTTGCTTTCCGCATAAAGAGCATCCAAGATGTCCGGGTACTTCTCCGGCGGCACGCCTTGGAGCCGGTCGATGATTGCCCCACGCTCTACGCCAGCTTGTGCGAGTTGGAACATCCCATTTACAATAGCCGCTACTAGCATGGCGTCCATTATTTCTTACTCCTTGAAACGATCTGCTTTTGTAGTTCTAGGAGCAGCGTTGACAACAGCTGCGCCTGCCCTCTCGCTGCGAGGTCTTGACCAGACGCAAGCAGCGATTCGGCTTGCTTCACTTTCAGCCAATATTCGTCCACCTTCGCGGCCAAAGCCTGCGCATCGGCTTTCGTCATCAATCCAGCCTTTGTCTGTGAGGCGATGGTATTGTTTGCTGCAATTAGGTCCACCTTGGCTTCGTTGATGAGCTTCGCAGCTTGGGCCGCAGTCTCGGACAGGTTCGTCGGTACGGCAAGCTGCTGCACCGGCTGGAACATGCCGCATCCAGCTAGCGGAATTGCGATTGCGAGTGCTGCGAATAACCTCATGACAGCACCTGATTGGAAATGTTTCCACCAGCGGCGGCACCGATAGTTGTAAACGTAGGATTCCAAATTGGAGTCCAGTAAGGCGGATAAGGAATTGGTGCTGGAATGTACGGCGCTTGGTGCGTATGGTAGTGGACTGCCTGCGCCGGGCGCGCCTCAAGCTCTTTGACTTTGCGTTCCAATTCTTCAATGCGTTTCGTTGCTTCTTCCAATGTCATTACACATCTCCTATAGGATTCTTTTCTAGATAGCCATCAGCCTTCGCTATCTCAACCGTTACTTCGTCGCCCGCTGCTATTGCGGCAACGATCTTCGGATACAGGAGCCCGAATGCTGCTCTGGACTCCCCTACAAAATCTTCGCCACGGCGGCGACCGACGAGCAGACATCCTTCCGTGTCTTGGCTCGTGTTGCCCATATGAATCCGAACCCCGGAGAAGCCTGGCACATTCAGCAGCAGCGGCAGATCGCGGTTGAAGCGCTGCGAGTGGTTGATGATGAGCTTGTAGGTGCCGTAGGGGATCGCGGTCAGGTGCGGGACTTTCCATTCTTCGACGGGCTGATCGGGAACCTCGCGCGTCTTATCTTCCAAAACATAGCATTCTTCCGCTCCATCTATGAATAATTCCCCTATCGTGGACTCGCCATCGAATATCTGGCGCTCTACGCGGATTTTCATGGCTTAGGAACCTCCGTTGCAGGAGCGGGCACCACGGGCCTCTGGTACGGCTCCCTATGCGCGCTCCCGAGCCAGTAGTTGAGCACGATACCAAGGGCGAGGTCCAAGGTTCCTAGGATACGCCCCACGACGATATCGGGCACCTTTGCCTCTGGATACCATCCGAGAAGCAATGCCCCTTCAATTCCGAACGCGGCCATAACAATGAACCATGAAAGCGCAGCTGGCGTGCGAGCCTTGACGGCTTCGCTCACTCGATTATCCGTTCTCTTCCGACCTTGAACATCATCTCAAGGTTCGTGAACACGCCGAACTTCAGGCGCAGCCTCTCGCTAATTTTGCGCAGCGCCCTCAGGCTCAATCCCCTGGCTTCAGCGATCTGTCGAGTCGTCATGCCTTCCGCAAACGCCCGCAATGTGCCAATCTCAACCGACGTGAGCGGCCCATACTTGACGCCCAGATTCTCACCGTTCCGCCTCATTTCGCACGGGGGACTCTCGTATGCACGCCCTTTTCCCTCATGCACAGGTCGAAGGCCGCGCGCTGGGCCGCAATGATGTCCGCAGGGTGCTTCACCGGAGCCTTGGCGGCTTCGGCCTTGCACGCCTGCCGCACCTTCTCAGGATCGGGCGCGGGCTTGGGCTCCGCGGCGAGGGCGGACAGGGCGAGGCAGGCGAATAGCAGGATGGCGAGTTTCATGATTTTCTACCCCTTGAGTTTAACGTAAGCAAGTAAGACGCCTCCCGCCCCAACAGCCGCCGCGCAAGCAACCCAAACCAATAATCGTAAGAACGCTCGGCCCGCGTGGACTTCGGCGCGTTCGTCGAAGAGGGCTTTGATCCGTTCGGTTTGCTCATCAGTAAAGGCTGATCCATCGTCACCGCCGCTTCTATCGCTGGCATGATTCTTGTGCTCCTCAAGACCTTCTATCCTGGCCTCAAGAAGCCGCATTGCCCGTTGGACGTATCCAAGGGTCACGCCGCTCTCGCCGCCAACACTACACTAAGAGGTGCTATCAATGTCACCGTCAGGGCCGGTGCCCAATGGACTAGATGCAGGATTTCCTGCCCCGATATCACCGTGAGGATCATGAGCGTGAGGCCGAGCGCCAGTTCCTGCCGATTGCCCAGCAGATGATGAGCAGGTACAGGACCAGTATTGGGACTCCGATTCGCCATCCTGTTACATAGTCGCACAGCGTCACGTCCTGCGGCACCTTTGAGATGTCCATGATGAAGGGACGGCAGGCGGCTATCTGCGCGCCTTCCACGATGCCGATCCACATGGCTGCTACCACCCATGGATCGCGCCAGAGTGACAGCACGAGGAAGCAGAGGACTACTTCCCACAGCCCGCCCATCGTCGTGAACCACGCCCCCGGCGTCAGCGGCGTGAACGTGCGCGCCAGATAGCTCGTATCGTGACGCACGAATACGGCCACTAGGAGGACTAAACCTAGCCATCGCATGAACCTTTAATAGCGCGAACGGTAATTAAAGCTCACCGATCCGCCGGCCCGCCGCCTGACGCGAGCTTCTCGCGAATCTCCGTCAGGACTCGGGCGATGGCCTGCAACTGTTCGGCTGCGGCTT